TTACTTTCAAAGCTTCACCAAAATCAGATGTTTTTATACCATCCATTACTGTATCTAAAGAGTTCTTTAATTCTCCTAAAGATATTGCTAATTCACCAGAATTTTGTTTTGTTTTTTTATTAAATGCTTCAAATGCCGTATCGATTGCTTTTAATTCTTTGGTTACTGTTGCCGAGCCTAGGATACCAGTATCACTCTTCAATTTATCCAAACCCAAGGCTGCTCTCATATCTAACAAGCTTTGGTTATTGTTGTTTTTTATAGAACTATCTATATTAGCTATTTTACTTTCTATTTCTACATTATCTTTTAATAATCTAGCCTTTCGCTCTCTTAATTCCTGAAGTTTAACCATAGCTTCAACTTCAAAATCTTTATTGAAAGCATTGCCAGAATTAGCTTTTACTTTATCTACGTTGGCTTGTGCCAATTCAATTTCTTTATCAATACTAGATATAGAGCCTTTATTGGATTCTATTTTACTATTTGCGGATATTTTAGCCGTTATCTTTTCAACTAAAGTACCTTTCATTATTGTATTGTCTAGTTCTTTATTGAAATCTTTCTGTGCTTTTATTTCTTTATCTTTTTGTGATATAAACATTGAACTAAAAGCGGTAGTTAAAGACACTAAAGCTCCTATAGCAACTGAAGCTATCATTAATCCTCTACCAACAACAGTAAAAGCTTTTGCTATTTCTATTACGGTTAAAACTGCTTTAGCTCCTGCAAGTACTGTAAGAGTTGCTGCTAAACCTTCTATAATAGGGATTAAAACGTTTAAATTATCTGCGAGAAACTTAACACCACTAGACAAGCCATTAGTTACACCCAAAGCACTATCTACAGAACCAATATAAACTGTAACGTTGTTTTTCAATACTTCTATAGATTGTTCTAGAGTTAAAGGTATATCTGACGCCATTTTTGACATTGCATCTTTTTGAGTTTTCAATGCGTCTATAACTACCTTACTTGTCAATGATCCTGCCTCTCCAAGTTCGTATAATTTACCAATAGGAACTTTCAAGCCATCTGCTAATGCTTTTGCTAGAGCTGGAGCGTTTTCCATCATTGAGCGTAATTCATCTCCTCTTAGCTTTCCTGAAGCCAATGCCTGGGAGAACTGCAACTGTGCGGAGTACGCTTCTAGAGCTGTTGCTCCTGACATACGAATAGCGGAGTTAACAGTTGATATGACGGTTATAGCGTCCTGATAAGAGCCGCCTATATCTCGTATGCCTTGTCGTACACGTACAAACAATGTAGCGGTTGCTTCTAAAGACTGTCCGTTTTCATTGGCTATTTTTATCAAGTCTCTATTAGCGTTGTTATATTCTTCAGTAGAGGTAGTTACCTGTTTAAGCCTTGATTGTAATAATTTATAAGAGTCAGCCATCTTTACAAGCTCTAAAGCTTGGTATCCTGTCATGGCTATACCTGATATAGTTGATAAGCTATCAGCTATATTAGATGAAGAATTATTTTTGTTTTTATTAGGTAAATTTACATTATTCTTTTGGTGAGCTTCAGCGTCTTTCAATGCTTTATTTAAAAGCAATTGTGCATCTCTCAATTTTGAAGTTAATTCAGTTTGCTTCGCAAGATAATTGCTCTGGGATTGAGCGGATACATTACTAGATTTTAATTTCTCGTTATATTCAGCGGTCAATTTCATTAATTGAGCTTGAATAGTAACAACGCTTTTCTGTGCTTTTTCTAAGTTTGTAAATGCCTTGCTAGGGTCTTTCTGTGCAAGTGCCGACATCTTTTCATCTAATAGATTAAAAGCCTTAGTAATGCGCTCTATTGTTGGCGATGCTGTATCTTCAGCACCAACCTTAAATGTAGTGTTAATAATCTTGTTATCGGCCATTTACTTTACCTAATAATATATTTCTGGTTTTATCTATATCGGTTCCTGTCCCTTGAGCGGCTAACGCATTTAAATGCAATAAATGTGCATCTCTCTTGTCTTCGATATCCAGTATTGTTTGCTCTAAAGCTCTTAATCTACTTATTGGATATTCGCGTATTTCTTCTAGCGTATGTCCTGCTAGATATAAGCGTGTAATACATTCAGATAGGGATTTTGCCAACTCTTCTAGAGTCGGAGGTTCCAGCTTCTCTTTTCTTATTGTCGTGGAACTAGATGAAGAACGACGTCTACGAAAAAATCAGGGTTCTTTTGATAAACTGCATTAAAAGCTTCGTATAGTTCTTGTGTTGTTAAATTACCTGCCCATTCACTATCTTTATCAAAAAACAAGCCAACCATTGATATAAGAGAGTCCATGTCTTTATAAATAATGTCTAAATTTCCTTTTTTAATTTCTTCTTGATAAGGAATCAGCATTTTTATAGCTTTTGCTAGGTGTTTAGCTTTTAATACAGGTACTATATATTCAATACCGTCTAGAAGAACAGAAGCCTTAATCTCCTGTTCTTCGTCCCTGGTAAGTGCGTCTAGTGTATCTATAGCACTCATATTTTATTAAACTCTTTCAAGTTTAGCGTAAGAACCAGTGCTATCAGCCAATATAGAGAACTTAACTGATATCATTCCAAAGTCATCAGCAATAAATGACATGTTGCTAGGAGAAACTTTAGCTTTGTAAATGGTGATACGATGTTTCTGGTCTGTGTGATACTCGTTTAAACCTGCGATGCAAATTTGGAATTCTTTGCCAGTTGCTTTTAAGAAATCTAAAACGCTTTGTTTTGCATAAGCATAGGTTACTTTTATGTCTCCTAAAGTGATTGTTGAACCAGAAGGAATATAAAGTCCCATACTTTCTTCTAGAACATAGTCAGTACCAGCGGTGTAAGTAGTTATACCTGTACCGTCTTTAACACTAGTTATACTAGTAGGAATATGTGCTAAAGCAATATAACTGTCTTTGCTTAATACCTTTGCAACTTCAGATGTAGCCGTACCAGACACAACACTAGCAATTTCAGCTCCAAAAGCGATAGCTGCGTTATCGTCGCTCCAGTCTGAAAGTTCTACGTTCAATTCAGCTCCAGTTACACGATTTAAGCTTCCATAGTTTCCGCCTGCTGCATTTCTGAAATTCTTTACTGTTTTCTCTTCTGTCTGTACAGAATATTCAGCTTTAGTACAGTTACCAGTATCTTTGAATCCAGCTGCGCCAGCACCAAGTTCTCCGATGAAGATTTTACCTTTTCCTATAAATAGTTGTTCTTGCATATTATTACTCCGTTAATAAGTTTGTTTTATAGTCAATTTCAATTGTTAAATGGACAATTACCATATCTTGATTACCTGATTGCGTATAACCTGATTCGCTTTGAATTACTCTGATTTTTGCGTCAACAGTTAAGTCTTTTGTTAAAGCTTTCATTAAATCAGCTAACACATCATTTACTACGTCTGCCTGATTTGTTAAAGCGGGTTTAACCGCTTGAACTACCATTGTCATTTTGCTCATTAGTACATTGTTTCTATACTCATAAGATTCAACGTCAGCATCAAAAGATATAGCTCCATCAGGTACATAATCTCTATTTGCTTCTGACAAAGGCGTATCAGGCATTACTCGTACTTCTTTACCTATGTCAGTATTAAAACCATTTACAACTAGAATCTCACCTAGTCTAAGTTTAACGGCTGTAAATATATCTTTTCTAGTTGTCATTATTTAAGCTCTACTACCTTTACTAATCCATCATCTATGTACCTAATTGAATGTACGATATATTGTTTAGTTCCTATATTAATTATGTCTCTATCTCTTAAATCGCTCCATTGCGATGCTTTCATTGTTGCTGCATATTTATTTACTGCTGTTGCTTGAGCAAAGCCATTATCAAATGCTGAAGGTGCATCTAGAATTACTTTACCTGGAACACCTTTACATGTAGCGTCTGTTCCAAATGTATTTATCAAAATATCAATATCAAATTCTAAATCCATATTAAGCCTTTTATTTAATTCTCACATAGTTTTAAAACAAATCAAGTACATACAGTTATTTATATAAATTACAATAAAATAAAGCATGAGTTTAAAACCCATGCTTTATATTGTTTCTATTAGACTATTGCATCTACTATTGCGGAGATAGCTTCTGGTCTGCGGAAGCAAACGTCAGCTTCCATTGAACCAACGATACGGATAAATCCTTCTCTATCTTCGCTGTATGGGTTGATTTGTAACGAGATACCTTGTCCGAAAACGAATAAGAATGCTTCAGAAAAATCACCGAAGATTACTGGAGACAAGTTAGTTCCAGTTCCTTTAGTTAAATCAGACTTCAATACGTTAGTAGTTAAAGAATCGTAACCATTTAATTGGTTGCCAGAATCAAGTAAGAACAAGCCTGAACCTGCATCTTTACGAGTTGTTTTTAAGGCTCCACGAACTTTACTATTAAACACGTATTTACTACCATGATAGTTGTTAGTTTCGACAGCCGTTTCCAAAGCTACGATAGCTTTATGGTCGATTGCGCCACCGTTTGCACCTAGCGGTACAGAATTTACGCCTACTGTATGGAATAAGCCGGTTAAGTTTTGTCCTGTTCCGTCACCATAGAAGAATTGCTGGTCTATCTTCTCATTAATAGCTTTACGTAATTCAGAAGCTACGAATGTTTCATTAACGATAGAGTTCATCATTAACAAGGTTTTAGATACACGAGTCCAAGCACCTAATCTGTGATTTACGATAGATTTCAACGTAACGGAAGGGTCAGACTGATCAAGAGTTGCATTTTCAGCCTTCATCGTTGCGCTCATTTTATTTACTTGTAAAGGAATATCGAAAGTAGATGTAACACCTGGTACTACTCGAACACCCATATTTACGACTGCTGGATTGTCTCTAGCAACTGCACTAAATAAATCTCCTCGTAATACGTTTTCGATTACGTCGCCTGCTTGTGCTCCGTTACCTGCGGTTAAATCACGGCCATATAAAACACCGTGAGGAATTATGATTTCTGCTTGTTTAGCGCCCATGTCTCGTGACAAGCCAAGCTCGAATGTAGCTTTTGATACGTCTCCTGTCATAGCGGCAAAAGCTGCTCTACCAAATGAATATCTTAGTAAGTCTTTGTTTGTTAGTTCCATATTATTTAAACTCCGTTTAGTTAATTCTTGAATTTCAGTTAATAGTTCTTCGGCACCTTTGCCATCTTGAATAAATCTCTCGGCTACTTCAGTTGCTCCAAACCTCTCGCCAATCATTCGCATTGCGTTAATCCGTTGCTCTTGATTGGCTGTTGGAGCTACGGCTATTACTTCAATCGTTGCCTGGTCTGATATTTCCAAGCTTCTTTGTTCTATTTCAGTTGTTTCTTTTACTATTTCTTTTGTATCTGTAGGAGCAACTTCGGCGTCTTGCATTTCTATCTCTACTTCATTTATTGAAGTGTCGTTGCTTCTAATAGTCGTCAAATCAATAGTGCAATGAGGGTCTAATGGAATCGGTGTTGCTGTTACTTCTGTAGGCTTGAATACAGTTCTCATTATTGGATAGCCATGTTCGCCTATTCCGTCCTGGTACATTCGAATTGGTAAATATCCTAAAGAGGTGCTGTAAACACCTTCTTTAATCTTCTGCCATGCTTCTGTTTCTGTTTCAGATACATACAATTTTGCTCTAGTCTTTCCGCCTTCTTGCCATACATCCAACACTCTACCTATTGCATGCTTATGGTTATGGTCTTTTAAAAAAGGCAATCCGCAAGTATCAATACGCTCTCTAACCATAGAATCAGGGTTTGAGTGGTCTAATACTTCCCAAACGTTTTGACCTTTAATTTGTCGTAAGGCTGGATACTCTGTTGCAATAGTTGCCTCAACTGTTCTAGCTTCCTCGTTGTGACTATCTATTTGTATTTCTCTAAAAATAGTATCTGTTTGTATTCGTTGTTTAGCCATAATCTACCTTTTATATAATAAAGTTATCTCATTTTTAAATGTCGTCAAGTACATTTTATTAAATATCTATCAACATTTTACTTGCAAGCTGTTTAGACCTTAAATTTCTTATATATTTATGATATGCAATATAAGGCTCTATCTTAATATTAGTGCTCATGTCTATTTTAATTTTAGTAATTACCTTAAAATCAGATTTAATTCTTTTACTTGTTACAAAATCATGATAGTAAACTACTTTTTCAGGAGTTAATTTATCATATTCAACAGGCATGAACGCCTCTGTAACCATATTGTAGTTTTTATATGGTTTATATCCCTTTGGTAATAATCTACCGCCTTTTGTTTTAACTACATTATTTTTTAGTTGAACATCAAAAGATGGAGATATCTTTATAGATGTATCAAATAATTTACTATATTTTATATATTCAATAATAGATGCTAAATACTTAATATTAGTATTGAACTCTATTATAGGTGTTTGTACTAATTCTGGCTTAAGTCTCAAATCTGTATTAAACGTGAATACAGGTGTTTGTACTAATTCAGGTTTAAGTTTTAAAGCTGTATTAAACGTGAATACAGGTGTTTGTACTAATTCAGGTTTAAGTTTTAAAGCTGTATTAAAAGTGAATACTGGTGTTTGTACTAATTCAGGTTTAAGTTTTAAGTTGGTATTAAAAGTGAATACTGGTGTTTGTATTAATTCAGGATTTAGTTTTAAATTAGTATCAAACGTAAATGCTGGTGTTTGTATTAATTCAGGATATAGTTTTAAATTAGTATCAAACGTAAATGCTGGTGTTTGTATTAATTCAGGATTTAGTTTTAAATTAGTATTAAACTCAATAGATACAGATGTTGGTAGAGAACCAAAATAAGCATCGTTAACAATATTTTGAGCGTTGTTAATCGCCGTAATATTGCTAGCTGCTATTATTTTTAAATTGGTTTCTCTAACAAAGCCAGTCATTACGCTCTCGCTATATTAAATTTACCTGCTGATATACCTGAAGACGTACCTGTTGGATGGTATAAAAAATTTAAGCAAGCGTTAGGATGTATTTTTATTAATCCCATATCTGACCAATCTTTGGTTATTAATTTTCCTGTAACTGGAACAGGGCCGCCTTGTACATTAACATTATTTGAAAACACACCTAATTTTTTTGTAACTGTTAAACCGAAACTTCCGCTAGTTCCTGCAACTGAATTTACAACAGATGTAATACTTTTAATAATATCTTTTCCGTTATCTGGTGTTACGTTACCTAAATAAACTGGAATCATAGTACCTTTAACTGCATTAGCCGGTATAGAAACAGTTGTATATTTAGCATTACTATTTAAATCTAAATAATATATAGTTAATACTGTTGCCGAACTAACTAAAGTTGTATATATTTCTACATATAACATAAGATAGTCATTTTCAGTATTTCTAGTTATAGTTGGAAAACCTACGATTGTTTGATTTGCTGTACTTGTAATATCTATACCACTACAAGACCATATACGGTCATGTATTTCTATATTCAAGTTAGATGCTGGATAATATTCAATAGATTCAATATAAGCATCTGACTAACCACTATGCTTTAAGTTGTAAGCTGCATGACTACCATTACTATAAGATGTTCCTCCTGCTCCTATAGTTGCTGGTGTAGTCACTGCGATATTTGGTGAGTCATATACATAACTCATACTCGCCGTCTGATAAGGATTATATAAAGTAGTACCTGCAACTGTGGTTAAACTTGCCATGTAAAAAGGTATGCTTTCACGCTTTGATATAGCTAGTTCTAAATCTGTTTTATTAGTAATAGCCATATTATCCTCTGCTCAAATTCAATGTACCTTTTAGAATCCCAGATGAAGTTGTACTAGCTGTTAAAATAAATGCTATTGCTGCATCAGTATTAATATCAGGTATGCCAGTATGAAGAAAATTAAAAGATGTTGTTAAGTTAGCTGTTCCCATAGGAATTGGTGAGCTTATAGGTTGCATTATTGACAATCCAAAGTTCCCTGCTGTACCTGTTGTTGCTGATAAAATAACTGAAGTAATACTTCTGACGCCAAAATCACCATTTTGTAATTTAGCTTGTAATACTCTTCCTGCTGGATTAGATGCTGGTATAGATACGGTAGCTGTTCGTCCTGCAACACCGCTTTCATTAACATATGTAATAGTTGCGGTTACTGCTGTAGAGCCTGTCGCTGTATAACAAGTTAAGAATATTAAATTACCTTCTCCTGTTGTGTTTCTAGGAGTAGTTGTTGGCGCTCCAACAACTGTTTGAGCTGTCGTTACTATTCCGCTGAATCCACTACAACCCCAATGGTGGTCTAATAGTTGTAAATTACCTATAGACGTACAAACCGCTGTTAATAAAGATAAATATAACTTCTCATCTACTCCTGGCGTAGGCAATGTTGGATATCCTAGAGATGTATCATCAAAAGATGAACCGCCTGAACCATAAGCTGTAGGTATTGCTTGCTGTCCAACAGTTGAGGCTGATATTAATCTATTTAATAGATATTGATATCCTGCAACTGTAGTACCACTTGCAAAATCAAATGGTACTTGCTTGCTCTTATTAGCCATTGAATTTATAACATTGTTAAACGTTGAGATAGTCATATTTTAAGCTTCTTCTTGTAAAGTGAACTTAGGTGTAATTATTATTGAACCACCACTAGCACCTATAACTTGAGGATTATCAAACCGCATAGCTGATATTAAGACGTTATTTACGTTATCTTTTAACAAAACTCCGTAAACTGTTTTAGCTCCAGTAAAAGTAAATTCATGAGACGAAGCGGATGCAATTGTTCCTGAAACACTCCAACTATTTATAGGTATGACGTATGATGAATAACCAGAACCAGAACATACAGTATGAGTTAAATTATTATCTGTTTCTGCTGGAGTAGTATTAGATTCGTATAACTCAAGACTGTAATCTTGAGTACCTTTGAACATGATATTTAGTATCTTAGTTTCGCCATTATTAGGGATTATTGCTGTAGCCATTATTAATTTTCCTTATTAGTTGAGTTTATATTATTCTCACTTATTTCTTCGTATTCTTCTATTACTTTAACTGTAATTCCGTTCTCGTCAAGGATAGGAGTTTTAATAGTTCTTAATCCTGGTGCTTTGTGAATATTCTGAATAATGATTGGTTGTTGTTCTAAAGAACGCTTGTTTTCATCTTGTTTTGTATCACTTACATCTTTTGTAGTATCCGTAGGTGCAACTTTAGGCTCTAAAGCCTGTTTAGCTTGGGCCTCTACTAACTCGCAATCAACATAATATTTAACAGGTATGCCAAGTTTTTCAATTTTTTCGTACTCTTGCGCTCTTTCTATAAAGACATCATCTATATCTTTACCTTGTTTAGATGCTAATTCTCTCAATGTAGTAGTACCTAGCTCATATTCCATCTTATCTGCTGTTAAATCTTTGACTGGATCTATATACGGCCATGTTTTACCTTTGAAAGTCATGGCGTTTAGAGTTGCGTAATCATCTAAAGTATATTTTTTGTTTCCATTTTGTAATTTGCCATTAGCTAAACAATGTAATAACCAATCCTGGAAAAGAGGTTGAAGGAATGAATTAATATACCAAGATTGCTTAGTTCTCCAGTCTTGGCGCTCTTCGTTAACACCTAATCTAGATGAGGAAAAGTTTGAATCGCTGTAGTCGCTAGTTAGAGTAGCGTAAGAAGACAACGTAGCTGTAGCAAGTCGTCTATTCATAACCTTAATGAAAGGTTCTACTGCTTCTGTAGGAAATGGAGGAGTATGGTATTGAAGCTTCTCGCCTGGATTAAGCGTCAATATCTGCCCCTGGTCAATTTGTCGGAAAAGCTGACCGCTCTTACTTCTACCTGTACTAAAGCCTGCCTCGTTACCTGGTTGAGTCTCTATAGTTGCCGTAATGTTTGCTCCAAATCGTGCTGCGAATATTACTGACTCTGTGAAAGCTGCCAACTGTTTAGCATCAAGCATAGCTGCATGTATCCAAGGTACAGCTCTTCGTTGCTCTGGGTATTCATGAATAAACTTATGATAAATCTCGTTAGCCGGAATTCTTTCAACATTAGAACTATTATTAAAGTCAGTTTTTATGTGATAAGCAATCGGTTTACCGTATTTATTACATTCAACTCCCATTATTACTGCATTCCCATTAGAAAATCCTTTATTAACTGTAAAATCTAGTCTAGTAGGGTCTAATACTTGTAATGCAAATCCCCATTTATTGATATTTTTATCAATTATCTTTCTAGTTAAAATCTCTCCATTTTGAGGTAGCGTCAAGAAATGATTACGTGAAATATCTTCAATAGACATTTTTCCAGACACTTCTATATTACCCATTTTCAAGAAATCATTAAATTCATTTTCTAACCATGTACTAGTTTTAACGTCTTTTTCATTCTTAGAGTTCTTTACATTAGCTTCTCTTTTAAATCCTTCACCAACTATATTATTCATCTGACCTTTTATATATCTGTGTATATTGGCATCGTTTTTATATAAATCATGAGCCTTAGCTATAATAGTCATCATTACTGCCGATATTTCATCATCTATATTAGCTATATGTTTTTGCCAAGATGCTAATACTTGAGTTGAAGTATGTCCACTCAAATAGCCATTTAATTGGCCTGATATAATTTGTTGAGCTTTTTCTAAATTGTCCTCAAGCTCTCTAATTTGATTATGTTGTTCAGTAAGTCTATTGGCTAATTGAGTATCTAAATTACTATATAAATTAACTCCACCAATATCTATATTCTGTGTCAATACCTGCTCTACTTTATCGTCTATAATTTTTTTTATATTTAATTCAGGTTCTTTATTATATCCAAAAGCACGTTTAACTAAGTCTATTACATTTGCCATATTAACCTCTTAACTGTATAAATCTTGTTGAGTATTTTGATTTATTCTCAATAATAGCTGCTTCTTTAGCTGCTTCAGTTTTAAAATACTCTAAAAGCTTGATTTGTTCCGTTGGCGTGTAATGTTTCAGTTGCCTAGTACCTATAACCATTTCTAAAACTGTATCGCCTGCTTTTTTCTCTATAACTTTTTCAATCAATTCAACCATTCGTTGATTGAAAGTTCTATTATCTAATCCGTTACCTAAGAAGGGGTCTGGTTTAACGGTTAAAAGAGAAGTTTCATTTATTATATAAACCTCTGTATTTTTTGTTATTCGTGCATGAATGGTATATTTATCAGCAATATAAGTAGAAGTAACTATAGGTAGTACATCTATCACAAATTCATCTGTTGTAACATCAGTAGAAGCATTTATTACATATTTAACTGCTCCATTTGATACTGAAAGCTCTAAATTCCATCCTTCAGAAGGCAAATAATCACTAAAATATGGTCTAAATTTAAGGCTTTCTCCTGCATATATGGTATTAGGTGCGTTTAAACTCATTTTTATTTCCATTTGTTAATAAAGTTTTTATTTTGATTAGGCATTTCTAAATGCTCATCTACATAAATCATTTTTTGTTCTACTTGTCGTTTAACGGATGATAAAAGCGTAGTTCCTTGAGTAATTAACTTTTTAGGCTTGTTTTCATCTGTTTTTTCTACTATTTCTTCTGTTTTTACCTCATTTTTGGTTGTTTCTACTAGTTTTATAGTAGGCACATCCACGTTAAAACCATTCGCAATCATGTCTT